CAGTATTCGAGGGTTTCCATCATTTCTCCGGTTTCGGCGGCACTCTCGCACCAGCTGAGTGCAAACTGGAGCACCAGCACACCGAGCGATATAGTCGTGCTGACCGTATCGTCCGGCACCAGCACGATCTCGCCGGTGTCGATACCGGTTTCAAGTGCGGCGATCAGGCGTTCCGCCATCTCACTGCACTCCTCGAGGTACTCCACCCGCTCGGCGGGATAGTACCAAACGTCCACGTCGATCGACCGCTCCCGCGCACCGCCGCAGGCGGCGTTTCCCTCGGCCGGGAAAATGTCGATTTTGAAGGACGGGCGCACCACGGGTTTGTCGGTGTCCGATTTGGACACCGGAACACCGGGTGCTGCTTGCTTTAACAGCGCGGTCAGTGCCGCGCGTACTTCTCGGATTGTCATATTTTATCTATCAACTCGTCAACCATATCCTCGGCGGCCGACTCAAACTCCGGTTCAAATTCCTCAGCAGCCTTAGCAAACACCTTTTTGCCTGCCTGATAACTACCCTTTGAGCCGTCACGCAGTTTCGGTGTCCAGCCATCTTCGATCAGATGACCGATTTCATCCGAAGAATAGACTCGGATCCGAAGCGTGTCATCTTCTTTGTTGAGTTTGCCGCGCTTGATGCTTCTGTGATAGTCGCCTGCCTTACGGTCATACTTTGGACGATGGACGGCTGTACGGCGCACATCAGCCCGGGCACGCTGAGCCGTTTTCCGGCGCAGCTTTGTGCCGCTGGTACGCAGCATCTTTTTCTGCACTTTCAGCATTTCTTTCGGCTGTGCCCCCAGACGTTCCGCAAAGTCCATCAGTTCAGAGCAGTCAAATCCGTCACGCATCTTCAACCACCAGCTTCAGCATGACCTCCAGACGGTCGCGGCGCTTGTAATGCGGCTGCCAGTACAGCACATCGTACCGCTGACCCTCGTAGACGAAATACGTCGCCGTGGTCAGCTTGCACGAGCGCGGCCGGATGGTCAGCTTATGCGTAACTTCGGCGCGAACCGTATCGCCCGGCAGGGTTTCGTTTCTGCCGGACATGACAGTCAGCGCACCCCAGATCTTGCCGTCCTCGGTGTACTGCCAGCAGGTTTCGCCGATGTCGTTTTCAATCTGGTGCTTGTTAAACACCGTCAGGCGGTGTCTGAGATCATTGGTCAGCGCCATTTGCGCCCTCCTTTTCCGGGTATCGGCCGGACAGGGCGATGTGGTTGAGCAGGGTCTGCACGGTAAACGGCACCTGTGTCACGCTCGTGTCCGTGACAGGCGTGCGGTTTTCGTACCAGTGCGCCGTCAGCTGGAGCACAGCCGTGTCGAACAGCTCATCACTGTCCGACGGCGGCTCCTTGCCGGTCATATCCCGGACGGCAGTGTCTGCCGCCCGGATCAGGCTCTCAATCAGCTCGTCCTCGTCCGCATGGTCGATGCGGGCGTACAGCTTAAAGCGGTCGAGCGTCAGCATCAGGCGCTCGCCTTCACGAGCTTGCGGACTGCATCGGCCTGGCTCGGCTTGCAGTCGAACATCGCGCAGCCGAGGAACAGGAACGCATTGGTCTTGACGTCAAACGTCGAGGTAATGGTCACGTCCTCCGGCATATTGCCGATGACGGTGGACAGGTCAGCCAGATACGCCTCGTGGTCACCGATGCGCTCGTCGATGAGCACCGGATATCCGTAGATGTAGTAGCTGCCGCCCTCGATACGAACGAGGTCGTTCTTGGACTTGTCCTGCAGCGGCATGAAGTCGGTGAACAGGGTCTTCTTGCTCATCAGGAACTGTGCGCCTGCATCGTAGCCGCCGGGCAGCAGTGCAATGAGATCGAGCACGTTCTGGTTGGTCAGTGCGGCAGTCTTACCGACAGTGACCGAGTTGGTCGCGCCCCAGGTGTTCGCCTGCTCGATGCCGGTGCCCTGATCCGTGCCGGTGCCCTTGATGATGGTGTCCGAGATCAGCTTTGCGATCTTCTTGGCGAGCATATCGGTCAGCCAGTTCTCGAATACGTCGAGCGCCATCTGCTGTACGGACTTGGAGATCTGCACGAGCTTGGTGATCTCGTACGCCGACAGGTTGATCTTGGTCAGGCCGGTGTCGGTGGCAGTGATAGCCGCATTCTCGGTGTGGTATTCTGCATCCGCCTGCTCGCTCTCAACGGCAAAGGTGACATTGCCCGGCACGCGCAGCAGCGTTACCTTGTCCAACAGCGGTGCGTACTGGTGCACCTTCTCGATGATGGTGTTCGCGGTCTGGGTCGGCACCAGCGGACCGGCGGAAGCCGTTGCGGTAGACCATGCACGCTGCTCGGTTTCGGTCAGCTCGTTGTTTGCCAGCGTTTTCAGCCATGCGGAGCGGTATTCCTCGCTCGAGCGGTCATACTCGCGCTGCTCCGGCGGAGTCGGCTGCGGCTGGAACGTGCGTGCCTCGACGCCTGCGCCGTTTGCGATCTTGTTCAGCAGATTGCGGCGCTGCTCCGCCTGACCCAGCAGGGTCTTGCGCTCCTCGAGCAGACCGTCCGCCTCGTCGCTCAGTGCGTCAAGGTCAGCGCCATCGGCATCCATCTCGGTGCGGATTGCCGACAGACGCTCCTCGATCTCGGTCATGCGGTTCTTGCCTGCAAAAAACTGCAGGCCAACCTGATTGCGGAAACCGCCGAAGATCGCCTGCTTGTTCTGATTCTTGCTCATTTACTTTTCCTCCTTTGTAATACCATAGGTTTTCAGCTTAAGTTCCAGCCTGCGGCGCTTGTCCGCCTCCGCGTGCTCGCGCTCGGCCTCCGCCTTTGCCCACGAGCGTGCCGCAATACTGGTGCCGTCGTACGCCGGAATATCCACCGCTGCCACATCAAACACCCGCTTAAAACCGGTAATGCGGCGCAGATGCTTTGCGCGGTCATATTCCTGCTTGTTGACGGTGAACGCGAACGACATCTGATCCAGATAACCGCCCCGGATTTCCTCGTAGAGCCTCCGCCCTTCCTCGGTGCCGGACAGGTCAGCCGAAATACGCAGACCGCGTGTGTCCACGGTCAGCTGCAAGGTGCCGTTCTTGGTTCGTGCCACGGGTTTACCCCCATGGTTATAATTCATCACGACATCGCGCATCTCCGCTCCCGTAAACGCGCTCCTGTCGATGACTTCCTTGTATTCAATGCCGTCGTACTCGTACAGCACGGTCTCCTCGTCGAAAACCGCCGCGTACCCTTCCACACGGTACTGCTTATCCTCTTCCCCCGTGTCCAGCGCCCGCACCTCAAAGGTACGGTAATCACGGGTTTCCGGTGTGATCGCCATTGTCGCCCTCCTTTGACGTATCGCCCACGGCGTCCAAATTGGACACCTCTGTGTACTCCTTGCGGATGTAGTGCTTGTCGCCATCCTCGACCGGACTCATGTTGAAAATCTCCAGACCCTGATTGTGGGTCAGGAAGCCGCGGTCGAACAGCTGCGTCACGACATTCAGCTTGGTCTGGTTGCTCGCATACTGCAAACGGTTCGCCGTTGCGATGATGGACGCGCCTGCCGCGATCTCCTCCGACGTAAACGTCATAGCCGTCAGCACCAGCGACAGCTGAATGGCAAACGGCTCGATAAATCCCTCGTAGTAGGCGTTCCACTCGTCCTCGTTGTAGGTATTGGTGAGGATTTTCTCATTGGTGCCGAAATACTCGAACACACTCGCGCGGATCAGCTCCTGCTGCTTGGGATTGACGACCATCGCCGCCGACTCGATCTGCTTGACGTCGGCGTACTTGCTGTCGAACATGGCAACGCCGGTCGAATTACCGGCCAGATTGTCCCGCGCAAAGCGTTCGCGCTCGGCAGTGATGTCCTTTTCCTTGAGATTGCCGTTCAGACGAGCCAGAAACCGGATGGTCGTAGCATTCTTGATGCCGTTGATAATGCCCTCGGCCTGCGTCTGCGCCATCTGCATGGTCGGCATGAGCGGCCGGTTGTCCGAGCCGAAGAAATCGTCCTCGTACTGGTGCTGGGTCAGGATACCCGCTCGGCTCAGCTCGATCGCGGCCTTTTGACCGCCCCAGAAGCTGTACTGCAGATACGGCTCACCGCCGTACTCACGCACCGAGGACTGCTGCGGCAGTACCGGATAATACCCGATCAGCCGTCCGGCACTGTCCTCCATCGGCACGATAAAGGCGTTGTTCTGCACCAGATAGATGGTCGCCAGCCGCGCAAGGAACTTGCTCGCATCCATAAACGGATTGGGCTGCATACCGAGCACGCGCCGCAGATCCGGCCGGGCGTCGCCCGTCACCTCGAGGTGCAGCTTGCTGCAATGCCGCGCAAACGCCGCAATGGCCGCCCGCGTCAGCTCCATTTCGTACAGGCCGCCGCGGTAGGTCGTGTAGACCGGCTGGTAGGCGGTCAGTGTT